AGCGCAACACAAAAACTAAACAACCTGCAGGTCAGCTATGCCAAATCATGGGCAGGCTTGACCACAGACAACCACTTGTATGCCATTTATCAAAATGACGTACAATTGGCGTCTGACATTGTAACGGAAGTCTTCAACCGTATGGGATATATCGGCTTGGACACTTTCCTTTCAAAGTATCCTACAAAAGTATTTGACCATGATGGTGAATACGAGTGGATGCTAAAAGGTGACAGCCGTCGTGCTATCACTATCGTATCTTACAGTGCTGCTGACAACACCCGTCCAGGTGTGTCCAAGAGCACTTTTGAATTGACGACTACTGAGAAGTATTTCGTTGCTTCTGACTTTGTGTCTTTCGACGATGTTGACCATGGTGTACGCATTGAAGATGACGGACGTCCTGATGGAACCAACTGGGTGTACACAGTACGCCACATGCGTTCAGACAGTAACTACTTCATTCCTACCGAACTTCTTCGCGCAGGACGTAAGGTGTCAAAGCTTTACAACGTTGTTACCAACACCTTGAATGACCAGTATGGTGAGACTCAGTTCTCTTCAATGTTCAAGATGCGTAACCAATTCTCCACCCTTTCCAAGAAGTATGTGGTTCCTGGCAACATGCAGGATCGTCCCTTGTTGATCAAGATGACTGGTTCTGACGGTAAAGCCGCCACAGTATGGACCAAGTGGCAGGAGATGGAGTTCAATTTCCAATGGCAGAAAGAGAAAGCCAATCAGTTGATGTACTCCACCTTGAACCAGAACGTTGATGGTACTTTCACACAGAAAGCTCCTAACGGTTTTGTGATCAAGCAAGGTGCAGGTCTTCGCGAGCAGATCTCTCCCACCTACAAATTCTATTACAACACTCTTACTCTTGATTACTTGTTGGAAGTTATGACCAACTTGTCCATCAACATCCTTCCTGAAGATCAGCGTGAATTCTTGATCCTTACAGGTGAGCGTGGAATGATCAGATTCCACCAGTTGATCGAAGATAAGATCGGCGTGTTGATCCCATTGGGAGACGTTGAGCGTATCAAAGGTTCAGGACAGAACAAAGGACTGGGCGGACAGTACAAGCAGTTCATGGGACCACAGGGTATCAAGATCACTGTAGCCCACATGCCTCAGTACGATGATCCAGTATTGAACCGTATGGAGCACCCTGATGGTGGTTACACTGAGAACTATCGTATGACCATCTTCAACATCGGTACTACCAATGGTGAGCCAAACATCCAGAAAGTAGCTCCTCGCGGACGTTCTGAAGTTAAATGGTATGTTCCTGGTTCTACCACTCCTTTCGGTCCTCAGAATGGCGGTATGGGCGCATCTCCTGTTGATGGTTACGAAATGTACTGTCAGACTACACAGGGTATCATGCTCCGCAACCCGCTTGCTGCAGCTGAATTGATTGCTGACGTTCAATATTAATAACATTTAAAAACTTAGAGGCGTATGAAAAGTGAAGTTGAAAAAGTTGATAAATCAGAAAAAAAAGTGAAGGAAGATATCCTCTCTACTATAAAAGGAAAATGGTCGGTGAAGCCTTGTCGTAAGACTTGGCTTCACACGATCAATCCTGATCATGATGGTGCTGACATATTCAGCGGCGCACAGATCTGGATTGGCGCTGCACGCAGTGTGACCAATCCTGATGTTGTGATTACCGGATTGACCGAGGAAGAGAGAATTGCCTTCGAAGAAGCCATGTTCCTACAGTCAGGAAGCCTGTCTCCTTACAACTTGAAGTATTGGTCTAACAAGAACAACTACATCAAGGTTCCGAAACAGGGTCTTGAATTGGACTGTGACAATAACGTAAAGCACAAGCTTTGGTATAAACTTCTTCTTGCTTCAAGGCACGTAGCCAAAGGCAAGGAGGATCTTGCTCTAAACTCTTCAGCTGAAGTATTGCTGAATTCAAAAGATCAGGAAGCAAAGATTGATTCTGATAAGATCAATACCAAGACAAAGGCTTATGTGAAGTTCAGTTCAATGAGCATGCAGGATAAAATGAATTATCTGAAGGTATTCAATGAAGGGGCTTTCAAAGTGGATAACACCACCAAACCTGATTTGATTGACCAGACGATAGGAAACATCGTTGAGCGTGATGCCGCGGCTTTCCTTTCCACATTTGACAACCCATTCTACAAAGATTATGTTCTTTT